GAGCAACAGCTTCGGCAAAGGCTTGGTCAATTCCTCATGCGCAATCGACACCGCATCCACTTGGTCGTCATGTATTCCTTCGGGGAATTGCTCCAACTCTTCGACAAACTCTTTTGTCCATGCGCCGCGCACCACTGTTACGCGTCCGGCCTCGATCAAGTTCAACCACGGTTGCGCCCGCAATAGTTTGCCGCCTTTCGGTGGGTTGCGCTTATGCACGGCGACTTCTCCCAGCAAGGCCGCTTTGACATCTTGATAGATTGCATCAAAGCCACCAACGCCTTCCACCGCAATGCGCAACACATTCATCTGCGCGCGGTCGCGCATGGCTTGCTCAATCATTTGGCTGCGCACCTTTGCCCACGCCCACTGCCGTTTGAAGATGTCGACGATGTAGAACTGATCGCCATCCCAGCCACATAATGCACCAGCGGTAAAGTCGGCGGATTGCTTTTCAGTAATGGCCAAGTCCCAGCCGCGCGTCAGTGTCAAGCCTTCGGGCAGTTGCGCGCGTTCAATGTATTTGAGCTTCGATAAGTCAGCTTGACCAGACGAGGCGGTGCGCGGGGTGCCATCATACTGACTCGACCACTCATAGGCGGGCAGCGCCGCTTTAAGCCCCAGCAAGAATGATAATGGCCTTTCCTGCGGGAATAACGGATCACCTTCGGCGCGACTCAGTGGATCGTTGGCATCGGCAATAGCTTTCAGATTGGTCACTTCAAAGGCAGACGATCCTTGTCCTTCCGCTTTCAGTTGCGCCACATAATCCTCGCTGGTCAAGTGACCGATCAAGTCGTTCGGATGCCAGCGCGTACCGATGATAAACACTTTGGCGCTTCGGCTCAAACGCGTTGCACAGTCTGCAAAGTACCACTCGATGACCCGCCTGCGCTGCAATGGCGACTCGGCTTCGGCGCGTCCGGCGTGCGCGTCATCAATAATCAACCAATCCACCTTGCGACCCGTTAGTTTTGAGCCAGCGGACTTGGCAATGATCGACGATCCATTTGAAAAGTACACGCTGTCGGCGCGGTCGCGTCCGAACACGGGCGCAATGTTCGGGAAGACCCGCACATACGCGGGCAGCTCCATGATGTTTTTGATTTCGCGAATGAAGTCAGTAAGCAATGAATGCGAGAAACCAGTAATGGCAATGCTAATTCCCGGTTTGCTGCCAATCAACCATGCTACCGCGCGCACTGCCAACAAGCGGCTTTTACCATGCTGCGGCGGAACGCTAACCGCTTGGCGCGATGCGGCTGCGCCATCGGCTACCGCTTGAACGCGAGAGGCTAGGAATTGATGCAAGTCACCAATCACATAAGATGCCGCCTCATTCTGCGGAAACACCACGTGCAAGAATGACAGGAAGTCGCCACGCGCAACCATTACCAGTTGCTTGTACAAAGTTAAAAACGCCGCGTCGTCTAGCGGCGGCGCGGCTTCATCAAGCGATGACTTTTTGCGAGGCATCCAAGATTACTTCAGCTCAACGTCCTTGTTATTCGCGGCAATGCGCGAGGCATCGGTAAAGGCGGCAGGAAACGCGCGCATGGCCGCTTGCAAGGCTTTGCCAAGCGCGTTGCCGCTCATCTCTTCCCGCGCATCACCAACGATTGACACCTCACCTTTCAAGGGTTGATCGGCTGGAGTGGTCAATTCAACGCGGGTTGAATAACCGCGTCCACGACCCTTGGTCGAAAGGTAAAAAGTAATCGCTCGCGTATCATTGTTTTTCACGTTCTCCAGCAACTTGCGCTCAACGAAGTCCAACTGCTTGTGGTCGATCTCTTTGACTTTGCGCTGGAACTCAAGGTCGCTATCCATCCATTCGTAGATGGTGCGGCGAGGAATGCCAGCTTGCTGCGCGGCGTATGAGATAATGCCCAAGTGCTCGTCAAGGATCGTTAGAAACCGCTGCTTGTCTTCCGCCTTTTTGTTTTCACGCTGTTCGGCCAACGACGCTGTATTCTTGGCCTCGTTAATAACGACGCGCCTCCTCCGAACTACTGGGGTTTCTTTGGGCTTTTTCATCGCGTTTCTGCTAGTCGAATCAAATTGAGTACTTCACCTCGGGCTGAGGTACATTCACGGAACACCCCTCGCATCGCTGAAGTGACCATCCGGCCATCTTTCTTTACGCCGCGAAAACATTGGCATGTATGCCTTGCGCGAATCACCACCGCGACACCGCGAGGGCTTAGTTGATTTTCCAAAGCGTCGGCAATCTGCACCGTGAGTCGTTCTTGAACTTGGAATCGTTGCGCATAGCCATCGAGTAGTCGCGCCAGCTTGGATAAGCCGACAACGCGACCGCCAGCTCCGGGTAAGTAAGCGATAAAGGCGACCCCATCAAACGCGGCCATGTGATGTTCGCACAATGAAACGAACGGCAACGGCCCTGAAAGTATCACTTCATCGTACCCCGACATCCCCGCGCCTTCATCGTCGAGCGTGAATCGCTTATTCAGGTGCGCTTGCGGGTCGCTGTGGTAGCCAGCGGTCAACTCGCGCATCATCTTTAGAAACCTCTTGGGAGTCTCCAGCAAGCCTTCGCGCTTTGGATTTTCACCCAAGTACTGCAACACCCGCCGGATGTTATCCTCAGGCCCATTGACTTCGGTTTGTTCCCATGGGAACTCAATCCATTGACCATGATAAGGTGAGGCGGCGTCGCGTTTATCGAGCAGCGCGTAAAAAGGTTTGGATGGATGATTGCTTGCCGCCTGTTCTTTGGTTGAGCCGGAGTCGACCAAGTCGTCGATAATAAGGTCGGCTTGGTCGGCGCTTTCAACCGCGCGCAAAGCAGGGATCAACGCAACCGCCATGCAGCCGCCGCGAGGCACGCCGTACGCGGTGAGTTGATCCAGTGGTTTGCCAAAGTCGCGAGCAATGGTTTCACCAGTCGCCTTAGCCAAGGCGCGGCAGTCGTCCCATGTGAGGGTTAGTTTATCTGTGGTTGTCATAGAAAAATTGCATGGTTTGCAAATCAATAGCCTCTGGCGGGATCTCCTCCCAAAGGTGCGAGTGAAGACGCGCGCGTGTCTAACGCATCGGCGCGGTACAGTTTGTGCATCTGCCAGCCCGCGCGAAACGGGTCGCCGTTTTTAACGATTGCGGTTGTGATGCGGTTGAGGACTTCGCTGTCATCGCGCTTGCTCCATTCTGGGTGTAACCAGACAGGGCGCGACTTTTGAATCACCTCAGGGCCAGCGATCTCAGTCAAAGTAGCCAGCCAATAGTCGAGCGCGTCGACTGAGTCGATAATCAGTTTAAGCTCAGCGCATTCATTCAACAACTCGGCAATAGGCAAGTGCGCCCGCTTTGGTGAAATAGTAATCCAGTCGAAGGCGGAAGGGTCTTGGTAAAAGCCGCCGCAAGTTTCTACATGCACTGGGAAGCCGACATCTTTGCACATCCGCGCAAATTCAACAAGGTTGCGCTGAATCATTGGCTCGCCGCCAGTCAGTACCACGAACTCAGGATCGGCGGTGATGACTTCTTGTAGCAATTCACCCAGCGGCATGCGATTGATTGCGGGCGGCATCCAGTCAGGGTGCCAAGTTCCGGCAGAATCGCACCACTCACACTTCACGGGGCAGCCCATGGTGCGAATAAAGAATGCCTTGCGGCCTGCGTGAACGCCTTCGCCTTGAAAAGTGAGGAAGCGTTCGTGGACGGGTAACGTTAATGTATTCATGCGGAGTAAGTGGCGCTGTTTCTTGAGTCTTCAATCACGCGAACTTTGACGACTGATACTCGGCCATCGGTCTGCGCAGCAAGCAAAGAATTAACTGTTTCAAATAACCATCGACTCAACCCTTCGCTAGAGCAATCTGGCAGTGCAATGATTTTGGCGAATGGGCCAGCGCCGCGATCACCGGGTTGCGTATCAAGCGCCGAGCGCAAGTAAGGAAGATGCGGGTCATCGGCGTTGAGTACTAAGGTATGGTCAAAACGATCTTCAATCCATGCGCGAAGCCATTTCAGTTTTCCGAAGTCGATGACGAATCCACACTCGTCGAGCGTATCGGCGGCGAACTCAAACTCGAACGACCAGTTGTGGCCATGAATCCAAGCGCAATGCCCGTCGTGATTAGGCTGACGGTGGGCGAAGGGAAGGTCGTCGTAGCGTTTAGAACAAGTCAGTATCATGCAGTTAGCTTGGTTTAGAGTTGGCTCTCTCCCATTCGGTCTTAGCCTTTAGGGCGTAAGCGAGGGTGGCTTCCCAGCCATCGCGATACTCAATCGGATCGATGCGTCCGATTTCATGGAAGGCCAATACGCGCTCCACGTCACTGCCCGTTCGACCATCCGCTAATCCTTCCAAAGTCGGGGCATAGCTGGTAGAGGTATTACTAAGTACCTCGTCAAAATCTAGGCCAAGCCGCTGGCAAGCGTCTACTCCTACCCGCAGAATCGCCGCCTTGTCTAAATGAAGGAAGGGTAGATCAAGTTGAACTTTTTCACCGTCCCAGTTTCCTATCACGTAGGCGCGATGAATCGCTTCAAAAAATTCAGGACGGCAATCAGGGTAAATGTCATGGTCGCCCGCATGAACCCCTAATGATAGCCCTATCGTTTCGTCGCGTTCGACGGCAATCGATAGCGCTTTAGCGAAACAGAATGATGAGAAAATCGCATTGCGGTTTGGTACTACCGTCGCTTTCATGTTTTCGTCGGCGTAGAACCCGGTGGGGCAATCAACCTCTGCCGTCGTTAGCGCGCTGTTTACAAGGACTCCAAACGGGACATGCAGCCTAACGTGATGGAGCGGTAGGGACGCTTTTTGGAACAGGGCTAGGTTGGCATCTAGGCGCTCCAGTTCGAGGCGATGCTTTTGTCCATAATCAAAAGACAGCAGGTAAAGCTCGCGGCCTTGGGCTAGGTGATGAAGGGCGAGGCAGGTCGAATCCATGCCTCCACTGATCGATTGTACAAGGGTGGTCATATTAGTTAGTAGGTGAGTTGATGCTTAACACAGGAGAGGTCGGATAGTTTAGACAATGATCTTGCTCTACCCTATGATGGAAAAAGTTTTCGGCGTCACGTAGATGTCGATCAGCGGCGGCAGCGAAAACCGCTTTACGTAGACTACGTACTCTCTCAAGCGGGCCATAAGCGGTACTACCCATTTTGGGCGCATCGCTAAAGGACTTAGGTAAAGGTAGGGTACCTCCGACCACCTTAGCTTTTTGCTCGGCTCCAAACATTCCGCCTGCCGCCCATCCAGAAGAGTCCATACTGTTGGCCCAGCTGGTAGATGGGGATGGGGTACATCCTAATAAATGCACCCAAGGCTTACACGGCGACTGAGCGTAGATCAATTCCAGCGCGGCCAATAGTCTGATTTTTGACATCCTATTTAGGCGAGCAATCGACCCTACTGCCACCCTGTCGTAAGTCATCAAAAGGTGCTGAAAATAATCGATGGGATCGTTAAGCGCGGAGTAAATGGGTATCGGGCAGATGCCGCGCGCCTCTTGGTCTTCTCGCCTCTCAGTCTTAATCTGCCAGTCACCAAGGTCAAACTCCATGAAACCCCATGCCTTGTCCTTTATCTCCAGTGCCGCCTCTTCATACATCTGGAGACCCTCCGCCCCGCCATTGATTTGGTTCAGTGGTTTACCAAACATCATTCCAATAGGCTCTCCCGTATCCCTAGCCGCTTTACTAGCAATGGCAAAAGCGCCAGAGTCGATTAGTAAGCGGAACTCAGACGGGACGTTCGATCCCTTGATCCATTCGTTAATCGGTAAAAGGGCCGAGTAGGCTTGCTGGTCGGATACCGAGTAAACCCCTAAGCAATCTACCCCTCCTGCCGCATTGTATCCGCCGTTGACGCATACCAAAAAGAACAGCCTACCCTGTTTACGATCCCATGAACCTCCTGTAATTTTAATATCTGAGGGCATACTCAACTAATTTTAACTACTTTATCTGGGCCGTTCACCCGTATGAAATTACTTATGATTAGCTCAGCATGAAACGGTACGGGTTCTACAACCACGCTTGCTTCAAGGCTACTTGAGGCCAATACATGAGGGCTTGGCCGAATAAGCAACGGTCGATTAGCTCCCTCCTTATTTACAAACGCAATCCAGTCCCTAGGGCCGCTTATTACTGGTTCACAGAATAAAGTATGCTCGCCTAGCCTCCACGCATCTCCCACGGCTACGCTTACCCCAGCGTCGGGTATGAATCCTTTTATGACCTGCTCTACTTCTAAGGGTAGCCCCACGTTTCCAGACTCAGAATCTTCCGAATCATCGCCGGTCGCCTCATCGCCAAAAAGATTCGCAATCTCAGGCAAAGTGAATCCGGCGACAGCCATGTCAAAGCCGTCGACCGTTTTCAACTCACCAAACAACTCTTGCATCTTCGGCAAATCATTTTCGCCAATGGCTTTGTTCGCCGCCATCAAGCGCGCAATGTGCGTCGGCTCGTCATAATCAACCACTACGACATCGGCAGATTCAAAGCCCATATTCGATAATACCTTTGTGCGCAAGTGGCCGCTTACGAGTTGTCCATTGCGCACGTTCCATACGATCGGATCGAAGTAGTCGTGCTTTAGCGATGCTTCGAGGACTTTCCATTCCGGCGAATCTTTCGCGGGATGTTTGCGCGGGTTGCGTGGATGCGGCTTGAGCGAAGCCAGCGGCAGTGTTTCAATTTTCAAAGAAGCGATTTTCGCTTCGTCGGTCTGATTCGATTTCTGTTTCATAAAGGTTGTTATGCGGTTGCGGGTTGCTTAGTGAAGTTTTCAAGTAGTGCAAATGACGCGGTGCCATAGGCGGCTAAGCGGTCATCGGTGTCAATCTCCAAGTCAAGAGCATCGGCTTCGGCCTTTGACCAAACAACACGCGCCGACTTCAACTTGTATTGTTCGATCAATGCGTCATGCTTGCCGCCGTAAGATGCTTGTAGGACTAAGTTGCGCGGGATCTCGTTTATGCGATTGATCCAAAACGGCAATGACTTGGTGAACGCCCAGAAGTGAACGTCCGGCTTTGAGCGGATGAATTGAAGCCAACCGTCAAAGTAGTTCTGCGAGAAGAAGTCTCCCGCCGCATGAATCCGCACGAGGCGTACCTTGTCGGGCAAACATTGCAACACCTTGCAAACTTCGTCAGGCGACTTTCCTTTCACTGCCTCGAAGTTAGCCCACAGCCGCTTGCGCACTGAAGGGTAGCGTTCGGTCATCGCTGAGTAGCACTTGAACTTCTGCGCCGCGCCATTGGTGATCTTGCCCGTGTGGCGATCCGCCTTGGCCAAGCATTGCTCGGCAGCGGGACAAGTCCAGCCGCTTGGAATGTTCCATGCGTAGGCGGACGGGTCGAACAAGTAGCGATTGCCCTTGGTAAATGCTGGTTTGAGTTCTGGGGTCACAACGGGTGAGACACCAAGCAAGCGGAACCATCAAACGCTGTCAAGCTATTGGTGTGCGACTTGTGCGAAAACTTTGTGACAAATCGCACAGGTTTTCTGTCACAACTGCGTTTGCAAGGTTTGCAAATAACGATGCTTGTTACGGGTAAGCTGCCCTATGAGTAACAAGCCCAGCCGCAGTAAATTTGCAAACGTTGCAAACCGCTACTCAAGGAATCACCATACAGCCGCCATAGGTATCGTCGTCATTGTCGTGATCCTTCGACTCAAAGGGATCTTCTTCCACCGCCACCGCAATTTCAATCGGAGCAGCTTTCTTGCGGAAGATTTCATCGTAGTGTTCGCGAAACGCTGCCATGTTCAATGGCCTCGGCGCATCGCCCTTTCCGGCTTGGTTAGGATTGCTCATCTTGCGGGTATTCCATTTCAAGTAAGAGTTGCAGGCAGTGGATTGCCTTTTCGATGTCCTGCCGCCCATTCTTGGCGCGGTGCCTTGTGACATAGCGAATCACGCTCGACTCACAGTACGGCAGGCGGTTGCGCTGGCAGTATTCGGCGGGCTGGATTGCCAGCCCCTTGTAGTGGTTTCCAGCGACTTGCTGGTCGGATGCTTTGGGTGTGTTCATGATTGAAGTAGTTTCGCTGCTACGCTGGATAGGCCACGGACTTGTTCCAGCTCTCGTTGATGCCTGCGCTCCTGCATCTTCCCCCGCATGATCGCGGCGTCTAGTTGCTCTTGGAGGGAATCCCTCTCGACCGCCAGCGCAAGATTCGCATCACGCAAAACCTCAACATCTTTAGGAAGCATACCCTCAGGCAAGCCAGCGGCCAGCTTGTCTGCATAGGCCAGCGCCTCATCCCGCGCACGCTCTGCGTCGATAGCTCGCTCTTGAGCTTTTGCCCACCTTTGTAAAAACATGTCGGCGTTATCCTGATCTATCCGCTGAGCAAGTTCGCGTTCGGAGTCGCGCTGGCGCTCAAGTTGATCAATCTTGGCCAGCAAGGCGCATTCCCGCTCGGCGCTCATTCCAAGCAACCTTGCCTGCTCCAAACATTCTTTGCAGGGCGTGTCACTCATCGCCTACTCCTTCCCACTTGTTAATGGTTCTGAGAAACGCTTCAGCGCGTTTCGCGGCTGTTGCGCTAACACTTTCAAACCATTCACCATTTTGACGGATGGTTTTAACTAATTCACAAGCATAGTCTGCGTGTGATTCATCGTTTAAAATCTTCTCCGCTTCGTGCATTGCGTTTAGGTCATTGCAGTAGTCGGGAATTTCTTCAAACCCAACGTGCGGTGGGCAATCTTTATGACCCCAACACTCACTGCCATTTGACCACGGTTCTTCTTGATAAAAACCACACACTTTTGCGATTGTGATGTTGATTTGTTCGTTAGTCATCGCCTACTCCTTTCACGGCGGCTAGTTGTTTTTTAGTATAAGCGGCAATCCTGCGGCACGCGCTATCATTTAACATTATTTCTATGGCGTCCTGCGCTTCTTTGAGTTCCCCTGCCAGCCTGTCGCGTTGCTCAGTAACAGACTCAAGCGTGGTCTGTGATAGCTTTAGTAGGTTTTCGAGGTACTCAACCCTGTCGGTCGCTGTCATTGCGTCAATTATCATCGCTCACTCCTTTCAATATGGATTCCATGGCCATCTGTGGTCTTCCCCTTCCATTTGAAATACTCAAGTAGTGTTCAAGCCCGACTAGCCTTTCTTCGCCGCCCCTCATCCAACCAGTCCCATCGCAAGATACGGCTCCAGCGTCATCGGCCATCCATAGCAATCTTTCGGTGTTAACCCTAGCAACATGGACTCTCTTGAAGTTGTCCGTCCACTCTCGCAGGTTCCTCCACTTCCATTCCGTAGACCCACCGACAAAAACAACATCGGCATCAGATGGCACATCCTCCTTGGTCATCCCGTCTTGAACGGCAAATGCAAGATCGGTATGCGGAAGCACCGACTTGATTTTTGGAACCCATTCAGCCCACTTCTCAATGGTGGCCTCTCGATTTGTCACTACATCGGGAACCACAACCCAAAGTGGATAATGGCTTTTTCTGGCCCTCTCTAGCAATGACATGAACGCCCCTTCGTCCCACTCGGTCTTGTTCTTCCATGCCCCGAACGCCCCGTTGTCAAGGGCGTATGGCATCCATGATGGCGGCTGTCTCCATCCGTCTGGCGACATCAACCAACCGAGTCTGTTTGGAAATTTCCCAACCAATCGCCCTACAGCTAATCCAGATGAGTTAGACGGCATCACCATCATCTTTGGTTTTGATACACCAATGACATTCCAAGTTTCTGCGTTAAGACTCACTGCGGGCCTCCTTTCACTTCCTCGACCGCTTTGCGTAGCGCGGCGATGTAAACTCCGGAGTTTTGCACCTGTTT